ATATGGTAAGAATCACTTTATTAAAAATGCATTAGTTTATGCATTAGACCCTTATAAGAAATATTATGTAACTAGTAAGACATGTAAAAAGAACAAAGACTTATGTGATATGAATAAGATTCATGATAGTATATTTCATTTGTTAAACGACCTTAATGATAGAGTATATACAGGACATGATGCAATTGCGATGGTAAATGCATTTATTCTTCAACATAAAGAGTATGAAGATTTAATCTTTAGTATTATAGATAGAAACTTAGAAATTAGAGCTTCTGAATCAGTTATCAATAAAGTTATTCCAAACTTGATTCCAACTTTTGATGTTGCATTAGCAAATAAATTTGATCCTAAACGAGTTGATTGGAATGATGTATGGTTTGCGTCTAGAAAATTAGATGGGGTAAGATGTATTACAGTTGTAGGATTAGATGGTGAAGTTAAATGTTATTCTAGAGTAGGTAATGAGTTTGAAACATTACAAGTTGTTAAGGATGCCATTAAAGGATTAGGATTAAGAGGTATTGTTTTCGATGGTGAAATTTGTTTAATGGATAAAGATGGTAATGAAGATTTCCAAGGTATAATGAAACAAATCAAAAGAAAAGACCATACAATAGATAATCCTAAATATGTAATGTTTGATTATTTAACATTACAAGAATTTAATAACAAAGAAAGTGAAATGTTATTATCAGGAAGAATTGCTCGATTTGCAAAATTAGATGTGATGTTAAAGAATAACAATTCATTATCAGTTCTAGAACAAATTGTTGTTAATGATGATGATCATTTTGCTGAATTAAAAAGTAAAGCAGAAGATAACGGCTATGAAGGTGTTATGTTAAGAAAGAATTGTGGTTATGAAGGTAAGAGATCTCAAAATTTATTGAAAGTAAAAAAGTTTTTTGATGCGGAATATAAAGTTGAAAGTATTGATTTTGAAGATCATAGAATTATAAGAGATGGAAAAGAAGAGGTAGTTAGAATGATGGCCCAAGCTTATATTAATCATAAAGGACATGAAGTAAAAGTTGGTTCTGGATGGAATCAAGAGCAAAGATTAAAATACGAAGCTAATCCAGAATTAATTATAGGCAAAACAATCACCGTTCAATATTTTGAAGAAACTAAAAATCAACAAGGAGGTTTGAGTTTAAGATTTCCGACGGTAAAACATGTTTATGAAAATGGAAGAAATGTTTAGGAATTACGAAATAAATTTTATATATTAAAGTATGGAAGAAAAAATAAGATTAGGTTATGCATGTGTCAACATGACATTGACTAACCGACCAAAAAAAGCAGGTGGTAGAGTTACTACATCTCGAACTTGTAGAAAAGCAACATGGCAAAGAGGCTCAGACAATCCTAAAGATTGGGACTTAGAATTGATTGGAGAAAAGGCATTGTTAAATGCAAATGATTTATTACATTATCTACAATGGAATAAAGAACATGGTATTAAATTATTTCGATTAGGTTCTGAATTATTTCCTTGGCATGATCAATATGAGTTGCATCAACTGCCTCAATTTAATGAAATTGCTACCAAATTGATGGAATGTGGAGATTATGCTCGTAAGCATGATATTAGAGTTACTACTCACCCAGGTCCATTTAATGTATTAGGTTCTCCTAATCTCGAAGTAGTTGAACGTACGGTTGTAGGATTAGAACGTCATTCTGAGACATTTGATCTTATGGGATTTGAGCCATCATTTGAAAATAAAATTAATATTCATGTTGGTGGAGCATATGGTGGTCAATTTGAAGAAACTGCAAAAAGATGGATAGCTGGTTGGCATAGATTATCTAATAATTGTAAGAAACGATTAGTATTAGAAAATGATGATAAGCCAAGTTTATGGTCTGTACAGAAATTGTATGATTATTTTCATAAAGAGATAGGCATTCCAATTACATTCGATTATCATCATCATGCATTTCATCCGGACGAGTTATCCGAAGAAGCTGCATTGAAGTTAGCTAGATCTACATGGCCAGATAATGTTAGACAATGTACTCATTATTCAGAAAGTAGGGCAAGAGAAAAAATGGACGAATCAATACGTCCACAAGCACATTCAGATTATATTGTAGATAAAATCAATACATATGGTTTAGAATTAGATATTGTAATAGAAGCTAAGGCAAAAGAGTTAGCACTTTTGGAATATCGCAATATTTATGCGTATAATAACAATAATAATAAAAAGGTTTTAATATGAAAGATAGAGAAAATGTCTTAAGACAATTAGATGAAATTGATAATATGATAATGATTATCGATCAGTCTGTTGAACGTGGTATGAAAATCGATCCTGCAGAAGCTAGGAGCAGATTTTTACTAATTCGCAGAAAACTTAGAATGGTTATCGATAGAGTAACCGCGAGCTAATGTATGAAAAAAAGACTCTTTCCATTTGTGATAGGATTAGCAGCTTTAGCCGTTTCAGGCTCAGCAGCGTTTTATTCTGTATTTGGTTTGAGCAAATTATTTGCTGGTGCTAGTACACAAGTAATTATTATGGCAGGTTCATTAGAATTTGCTAAACTAGTATGTGCTTCATTATTATATCAATATTGGAGTACAATAAACAAGTTTTTAAGGTTTTATTTATCAGTAGCAGTATTTGTTTTAATGGTTATAACATCGGGTGGTATATATGGATTCTTATCTGGAGCTTATCAGGAAACGGCAACTAAGTCTGAATTTCTAGATAAATCTTTATTGGTATTACAAACTAAACAAGAAAGGTTTGAAGAAAACAAAACTGATTTAACATTAGAAAAATCACAATTGAATACAACTATATCGGATTTAAGAACATCATTATCTAATCCAGCACAAGTACAATATGTGGATAGAGAATCAGGTCAGTTAATAACAACTACATCGACATCGGCAAGAAAGGCATTACAATTAGAATTAAATGCTACTATTGAAGATAGAAATGATATAAACTTAAAGTTAGAAGCTGTTCAAGATTCTATTATGAGATTAGATACTGAATTATTAGATTTAGAAATAGGCAATGAAGAACAAAGAGAATTAGGACCATTAAAATACTTATCAGAAACAACTGGTAAGGATATGGGACAAGTTGTTAATTGGTTCTTATTATTAATTATATTTGTATTTGATCCATTAGCAATTGCAATGGTGGTAGCAGCTAATTTTGCATTTGCTCAAATCAAAACTAAAAAAGAAATGGAAGTTCCTTCACCACATTATTCACCTCAGCCTATTATCCCAAAAGAAGTAATAATGGAAGAGTTAGATCAGGAAGCAATGATAAAGAAAAATGAAGACCTAATGGGTTCTGTAGTAAAGGATAAAGAGTTTGATAATCTAAAACAACGAGTTGAAGAAAGTCAAAAAAAATTAGCTACACCTAAAGAAGACATATATAAAGAAAAGAAAGTTACTCCACCACCCCCGCCTCCAAGACAAGGTGGGTATTGGTCTAAAAATAAATAGTTATGGCAAAGAAAAAAGTTACAAATAAATTTAAAACAAAAATAAAAGATGGTAAGACATATATGATATGTCGAAATAGTATTCCAGATGAAAAATATTGGGCATGGCAGTTTCTAGGAGATAAGCCTAGATGTAATGAATGGTCTGAAATAGGAAATGGAGCTACTGCAGTACTATGTTATAAATGTGTATCACAAACAGTTGGACCACCAGAAATAAAAGGTGGATATGTATCAAAAGGCCGGCCAAGAGGATGGCAATTTATGAAAGAGTTTGTCGATCCACAAGGTAATGTATTTCATAAAGGAAAAGAACAACCTAAATTGAAAGGTACATTACAGCCTACTAAAATAGATAGAACTCCAAAAAAGAAATTATCTAAAAACGAAAAAGATCAGTTACGAGAAAAGATTCTAGAACAAATGGCATTGGTTAGAGGTAATCTAAAAAAGGCTAAATTCAAGAAGGATATCAAATCAGGTAATTCACAAATGAAAAAATTGGAACGTCAGTTGAAAAAGATTCGATAATCTTTTGACTTACGAAATAATTTCATTATATTATTCTATATAAAGAAAGATAAGAATGAGTATATACGAAGAATCACAAGAAAAAGTTCCATTACAAATAGAACAGCCAGAAGGAAAATTATACGAAGCACTACATAATCAATTAGGAACATTATTAGATTATGAAGATTCGGTTATTTTTATTAATGATGAAATAAATGATCATACATTAACAGACTTTATTATACGTATGAGAAGTTTGCTGCAGCATAGAAAAGATAAAACAGCACCAGTTAATTTAATGATAAATAGTCCAGGCGGAGATATTTATGAGATGTTTGGTATTATAGATTACATCGAAACATTAGATGTCAAAGTTAATACAATTTGCAGAGGGAGAGCATTTTCGGCGGCAGCAATAATTTTAACATGTGGTACTGGAACAAGAATGATGAGCAAGCGATCAACAGTTATGTTTCATCAATCATCAAGCTTTCTAGGAGGTAAAATGTCTGATATAACTGCTTATTTAGATAATGTGAAAAGTTTAGAAACAGTTATTTACACTATGTTAGCAGAAAGAACAAAAAGAGATGCAGAATGGTGGAAAAATAAAATGAGATCAGATTTATTTTTAACAGCAGAAGAATTAATAGAAATTGGAGTAATAGATCAAATTATATAAATTATGAAATTAACAGCAGAACAAATAGTACAAAATTGGGAAGACCTTATCAATTTTATTAAAAATAATTTTGAAGGCGAAAGAAAAGAAAAACTT